CTGGCCAGGAGGAGTACGCACCCATTGGTTGACCAGCAGCATAAGTGTAGGTTTTACCCTTACACTCAAACCCTAGTTTCACCAAGAGGTCTACTCAGCATTGAGCTTTCTGAGCGCCGATAAGGTATCCGAGAACCTTCTTTTGAAAGGAAATCGGAAGTCTATCAGTCGCACAAGTAAGATCAATGCTATAGTAGATAGGTTTATCTCGCAATAGAGTTAAAAACTTATTTTGATCAAAGGTACAGTCTGAATGCAACCTTCTCAATATCTCATTAAGAGAATTATGGAGAGGTCGTAAAGCAGTCTGTGTCCAGTAATCAAGTAGGCCGATAACTCTAGTCTTGCCTTCTTTATCAGAAAAGTAAGACAGCCTTCTCAGCAAGTTAGATCGCAACGGGTAAACTTTAACCCACATCTGTGAAGCGGATTCCGGCAGTATGTCAAAGCTTGAAATTAAATCATCCAATCGAGAGGCCAGCTTGTCACCGGCTACCACATTTAAACTGTGGATAAGCCATTTTGGTAACAAGGTCGCTTCGGAGGAAGACATAATTAGAGCCTGACCTACCGGACCATTCTTCACAGTCATGTGAAAAGAGGTTCACTCGGTGCTTATAGGACCGATACCGAGAATTCGTAATGCACATTTGATTTCAGAGTCAGTTAGATTCTGAGATTTAGTTGCACTTACGATTGTACTGGTATCCAAGACGGGAGGCAACTTTAATGATCTTAAACACATTAGCAATGTGAATAAGACTTTCAAGTGCTCTGGTCGAGTTGTGAACTGTTTAAATTGAGATAGCCACAAAGGCCATCCTGATGAATCCAGTTTAACAAGGTCCATAGAGGATAGAGGCGACCCGGACAAGAAACGCATAACTGCGAGTCTAGAATCCTTAACGTATTTGATTACGAAAGGGATCCCCCGGTCACCAGCAATCTTCTCTAATTTCTTGAAGAAAAGAGATACCTGACCCTTCATTTCACTAAGAGCTACAGGCAGATAATGAGTTAAGATTAGCAGGGTTAACTCCCTGTTGTGTCGTAACAATTTATCTGTATTTGTAGCTTTTATTGAATGTAAAAGGTACAGGACCAAGACCAATATCTC